AAAGGTAGAGTTCCCAATCTTCAAACCAGAACTCGAAATTGCTTGTACAAATGAACTATAAAATCCTTGGGAACCAGTATTTACTCTTATATTTCCATCAACGTGTAACTTTTCACTAGGTGATGTAGTTCCAATCCCTATATTACCTGATGTTTTTACCACAAAAGAACTATTTGGAGCGTTAGACTCAATCATAAAAGGAAATCCACCTGAAAATTGTGATCCGTTTGCTAATACAAAAGCGTTGTTGTTAATTATGCCGGCTGTCCAAGTTTTAGCGTCATTCTTAAACTCTACACCTGCATACCCATCTACTGTAGATGTTTCAAGCCTAATATAATTATTGGAGGTTGAACTTAAGTGTAAACTTCTTTGAGGACTATCAGTTCCAACACCTACATTTCCGTTATTAAGAATACGTATCTTTTCAGAGCTGTTAACTTGAAAAACTATAGGAGCTGTAGTTAATGTTTTTAACTCTAATTTATTTGTACCGTCAGCTCTAATTCCTCCCATTACAGTCCCGCTGTGGTCTACAAATATAGAAGGGTAAGTGTCTCTTGATACTATATCCCCTCTAACCAAAGCATTACCATCAACATCAAGTTTTTGTTGTGGACTAGTATTTCCTATTCCAACATTTCCACTACTTGATATTGTTTGAACAACATTACCATTAGAGCCTAAGTATAGACTTGTAGATTCCCTATTTATTATATAAGCAGTTGTACCATTTACTCCTACGTAAAAACCATCAATAGCAGAGTTTGAACCTGTTGACGATGTTAAAAAATGAATATTACTAACACTACTTGAAGATTCAGCTCTAACAATTGGAATATTAGAACTTGAGGAATCTCCCAAAATAGAAAACTTAGATACTGGACTAGTAGTTCCTATTCCAATATTTCCGTTAGCATTAATACGCATTTTTTCACTAGATGCAGTTTTCCATATAAAAGCTCCATGTGATTGTTCAAACATAGTATTTGAACCGCTTCGCCGTATTGCCATAAAATTTCCTCTTACTTGTGGAGGAGTTGTTCCAAATCTATAATCATAAATATCATCGGAAACAGTAAATCCAGCGTCTGCATAACTTGTTGACTGTATTAAACCACTACCCCCTTGTACGTGTAACTTTTCACTAGGTGAAGATGTGCCAATTCCTACATTACCATTAGCAAGAATTCTCATTTTTTCAGAACCACCTAATTCAGTTTTTAAATCATTATTTGCTAGTTTAATTGTAGCAGTAGTTGTTGTATTATCGTATAATAAAGAAGCTTCATTAGTAGTTGAATTTATTTTAATAGCAGCTGCACCTCCCGATACTTCAAGTTTCTCACTAGGTGAAGTTGTACCGATTCCTATTTTGTCTGTAAATATACCATTTCCAGTTACTGTTATACCAGTACTTGTAGTCGCTAGTTTTGTTGCTCCATAATTATATAAAATTACTTCTCCAGTACTTCCGTTTGCTCTAATATAATCAGCAGCTCCACCACTACTATTATCTGTTCTAATAACAATTTGTCCATTATCAGCATTATTAGAAATATTTAAATTAGCCGTTTGATTAGATATACTTGAACCAACACTATTAACCGATAACTGTAAGTCAGAACCAGATCCTAGATTTAACTTAAAATTATCGGGAAATATAACACCATTAGTTCCAGTCATTGTCCCACCAGCTAATGGTAAGAACGAACCACTACTAGAAGATCCCGCCAAAAGACTTAAAAATTTATATTCAACGTCTTGGCCATTATAAAATAAATCTAAATATAAATCAGTTGCACCGATCCAGTTGTCGCCGCCAATATGAAGGGCCATTTTATAAACTTCGCCAGTACCAGAGCCTGATCCAGTAGCGTCAAAAACAACACCAACGGTGTTAGTTGCGGCGCCTATGGTAGTAAAATCAGTCGTACCAATACTTTTAATAATGTATTTTACACCTGTTATAAAACTACCGGCATTTACAATAATTGAGGTCCTTACTTTTGGCTCTAATAAACCAGGTGTATTTATTTTTTTTCTTTGTTTACCGCCAATTATTTCGTTTGTTGTATTAAAAGAGGTGGCTGTATTTGCAGGACCAACCCCTAAAATATACTCGTGATTATTTAAATTAATAATCGTGCTTTGATTTCTTGCCGCAATAGGCAAAGTTTCTGAAAATTCTTGAGGTTCGCCTTGCGTTGACAGATCCTGAAAATCTGCGGCTGTTGCTGTTAGTCCAGTAGGTCCATAATTACCAGCCGATCCAATAAACCTGTAAATAATGTCTATATCATTTATAATACAGGTAATAAACATTTCTCCAGAAATAACCCAATTTTGATTGTTTACCGTATCGCCTAAATTAAAAGCGGTTTCTACAGGACCGGTATTAATATCACCCAAAACAATAAAAAACTCCGCATCATTTAAAGCTGTTAACGATTTCGGCCCGCCGCTTAGCATAATATTAGCTCGACCAACTTGGTTAGCTGGATCAGAGCCCCCAACTATTAAATTGCCGGTATAAATTTGATAATATGTTTTTATTATTGTGTTTTGGGTTCTTATGGGCGAGGTTTGATTAGTGAAAAATATAAATTGTTCGCCAGGGTTTGCAGTAAATGGCCCCTGACTATTTATAGCATTTGCAATGTAGGTAAAAAATGAAATTGAAGTATCTACACCAGTTAAATCTAAATAGTTTACCGACGCAATAAGAGTATTAAAATTTCTAAAGTTTTCAGCGGCCGCTTGTTTTATGGTTCCGCCTGGTCCGTCCGTTGTATCGCTTTTATCTAAATACCAGATAGTATCGCCTGTGGATATTTGATTTACTGGTATTAAATCGCATTCACTAAATTTTTTATTTGCCATTATTCTAGTATTAAATTTTGATTAGCTTCGGTTAAAACTTTTTTTCCATCTTCAAAAAGCCATTGATCCTCTAAAGTTGGTATTATATTTGGATCACAATAGGTGCCTATATAAATTTTATGTATTAATTTTCCGTTAGACATAATTCACAATTTTATTTTCGCCTGCTTCGTAATCATTGACATTTATATTTTTATATTCTATCGCTGTTATTTGTGTTGAATTTTGCCCAGGTGTTAAACTAAGTCTAGTAGGTAAAAACGTCCGTACTTTGTTATTTAAGGAAAATCCTAGCATTTCTAAGGGAAAAATTAAACCTTTTGTTGTGCCTTCCATTGTAACTATTGGATCGTGATAAATATCGTGCATTAATTTTGCCAAAACATCGCCTAATCTTTCATAACCATTACTATTAATACATTTTTGCCACTCTTGACGGTTTGTTCTAAAGGAGTTAGTTTGCGGATCGCCTGCGGTGTTTAATCGTATATATAATTTACCTAATAAAGAGGGTTTATAATTATCAATAAATTTAAGAGTAATATAATATAAGGTTACTGAAGGCTGAATAACAGTAAAAAGTTTTAATTCTTTTATATATTCTGGATAGTCGCTTTGATTTCTTTGAAAATATATTTTATCCTGGTTATTATTTAATAAATTATAATCTGAAATATTGATCCGAATAGACCAGCCTTCTACTCTTTCACCGGCTGAAATACCATTGATTTGCGTAAACTCTGACAAAGGAATAATATTTTGTATTATAAAATTATTTTTTACAACGTCTAAATAATTATCACCATGAATTATAGACATGGATTTTGTTTTTGTAAAATCGATATTTCTAGTTTGTGTAAAATATTTACTATCGTTTTCATTGTAATATTTTATTTCTAAATTAGGAACATTATAATACTGCATGATTCCCGTTAACCCAGCATTTTCAGCGTCGCCGGGGTGATGTATTCTAATATCTAATAAACCGCTATTTGGAACAATAAAATCAGTAAAAACAAAACTTGATGTAATTTTACTAGTTGAAAAATCATTTTCAATTAATGGTGTTTCTGTATTTGTTAAATAATATTTACTTCGATTTGTAAAGCCTGGTTTATTTGATGCCACGCAAACCCCGTCGATCAAAATTTGAAATATTATAATATCGTTATTTACTGTATTAATCCAGTCATGATTTCTAGGTATTGGCCACCAGGTCACCACATCAAAACTCCAGTCTAATTTTTGACCGTTCCCCCCAGCTATCCATGGCGGATTGTTTAAAGATATATAATGATCTAAATAAAACGAACTAGATCCTAAAGCTGTTAAAATATTAGCGCCAACAACGGCCGAAAGGTTTAAATCTTCATCTGAATAAATTGGCCAGTCGTTGTTTACTTCCCATTTTTCATTGTATAATTTACATTCAAAGGCGGTGCCTTGGTAGGGCCCGCCGTTGGCTTTCCAAAAATTTGGATCTGGCGGGTCTTGCGGTTCTGCGGTTTTAATCCAGGGCTGTTTAACGATATCTTCTGGGAAAATCTCTTGCCCGATATCAACCCCGGACTCTATAGAAATACTTTTATAAGGCGGTAACATTGTTATCAAAGGAGAGGCCTCAAAATGTAAATATTTTCTTTTATTTACAAATTGTATCGTATCGGTTAAATAAATACCATTAAAATCATATCTATTAAATATGGAAAATGGAGCGCTTCTTTTATTTTGTCCTATAATATACCAATAGTTATCTTGCTGAAATAAAACGCATCCTATTTCTTTTAAAACATCTTCTAATATTGTATTTGCATTTTCTGCCTGATCTACACCGTCAAACCATACACCAGCTGAAATAAATATTTTATCTAATCGTTTATTTGCTCCTTTGTTTTCAATTGCAGGATCGACTCTAATTTCTAAATTTAAACCGGTTAATTTTAAACAGTCTGCAATTGTTTTTATTATTGAATGTTTAACGCTATACCATTGATAAGGACGCCAGGCCATTGAGTTTATGAAATTTTTACCTTTTAATTTTGAAATTCCATCAGTAGCAATAAAATTAATATAAAAAGTACCAGTTGTAAAGGGTTCCTGATAACTATCTGGAAGCATAAATCCAGACCATAATATTTGATTATCGTCATTTGTTACAACAACTTTATATTTAAACTCGTTTCCAGTAAACAAGGCCTCGTAATTTAAAGACGTTAAACTATCGTTAAAAGAAACCTCTAAAGAAAACTGTAATCGAGAGTTAAAAAGATTAAAAAATTTCTCATCGCCTCCGCTATAAATTAGAGAAACGTCATTTTTACCAGAAAAATTTAAAGGCTCCGGACCCCCTGAACTAATTAAACTGGTATCATAAATCGAAACAATAAAATGGTAACAGCTCATTAATACCTTAGTTTTTTAGTTAATACTCTATCGATTATTAGTTCCAAATCATTACCTTTTATTGTAGTGCCAAGCCCTAGAGAAATGTTTGTATTTCCGCCATTATTGCCGGTCATGTAATCTCGTAATTTTGAGAGCGGCGCTATAATTTCAGGATCAAAACGGGCGTTTTTATTATCACCAACAACCGCCAAGGTTTCGCCTGTTATAACCCCTCCTTCTGCAAATTTAGGAATTGACGCAAAGGCTGCTAAAACGCCACCAACGGCAGTAGCTATAAAAGCCGGTGAAGTTATAACCGCCAACGGACCAGTTGCAGCTCCTGCCGTTTGAGCCCCTAAAATAGCTTGTGCGATCGAGGCCGATAAAAGCATAGTTATTAATTCGCCTATAGTTCCAGCTAAATTTTTAACAAAACCCTGAAAACCATTATCCGCTAGTTCAAACGAACCAATTAAACGGCCTACCATTCCAGAAAATGCGTTTGCTACGGCTTGCGAAACAAGTTGAGCGCTTTCTTTTAGTTTTTCAAATTTTTCCTGCATGCCGTCAGCCGCTTCGATAAATGTATCAAATTCTGCCAGTGGTAAATCTTCAGTTAAATCTAAGCCTGTCAAGCTAGTAGGGCCCTGAGTATTTAATCCGCTTGCTAAACCGCTATTTTCTTGTATTGGGCGTCCAGGCTCAGATCCGCCGCTAGAGGGTTCACCTTGAAGACCTTTTTTTACCGCCGAGGCTACTTTGTCCTGGACCGCGTCAGTATTAATATTTTTAGGATCGAGTTTTATTTTTGTGCGGTTTTTTACATTCTCTAAAGCATTTTTTAAATTATCACCAATATTTACTGAGAGATCTTTAAAATTTCCTTTTAAACTATCTATTAAATTTGAAATATTATTTTTTGTATTAGATACAAAACCCGCAACGCCATCTTTTATAGTTTTAAAATCTAAGGTTAACGCTCCTTTTATTATTTGGCCTAAAAACTCAAAGTTTTTTACTAATTGGGTTATAAAAGCCTTTATAATTATAAACGCATTATTAAAAACAAATTTTATAATACTCCATAAATTCTCGAAAGTTAAAATAATAGCATTAACGCCCAGCCTTAAAACTACCGACTCATTATAAAGATCAATAAAATAGTTTGCTATATCCACTAATATTTTTTTGATGGGTTCCCAGTTTTTATAAATTGCAACCCCTACAGCGACTAAGGCAGCTATTACTAAGCCCACAGGACCCAGTAAAAGGGTCATCCCAGCGCCAAGGGCCGGGAGTATTGTAGAGGTTAAAAATCCCAGTACTAATAAAAGGGGTCCAATTGCGGCGGCTAAAGCTCCTATTATTACAATTATTTTTTTTGTTGCCGGTTCTAGTCCAGAAAATTTAGCTGCTAAAATTGCTATATTATCGGCAATTAATCTAAATGTAGGGGCTAAAGATCTACCAAAAGAAATACCAACGGCCTCAATAGCAGATTTTAATCTAGCCAAAGAACCGGCCGCGGTGTCATCCATGATTTTAGCCATAGCCGCCGCAGTTCCGCCAGCATTTTCAAACTCAGTTGTAAAAATTTGAGCCTCTTTATAATTATCCGCTAAAACAGCGCCAACAGTTGCGCCTCTTTTACCAAATAAATTAAAAGCCGTAGCATTTTTATTAGTAGAATTACTAATTTGTTCTAGTGATTCTTTTAGAGTCATACCGGAACCCGCTAGAGTTAAATAAATATTTCGTAAAGCCGTCCCGGCAGTAGAGGCGTCAATTCCTGCATTGACTAAAACAGCCAATTGTCCGGTTGCACCTTCAAAACTAACACCAGCATTTTTTGCAACCGGTGCAAGTGTTGCCATTGCAGTTTGAAATTTAGATAAATCTAAGGCAGAGCTACTAAATGAAGCCGCCATAACATCTACAACTCTCTGGGTTTCGGTAGCCTCTAAGCCAAACCCGTTTAAAGTAGATGCTGCGACTGTAGCACTTTGCGCCAGATCTTCGCCAGTGGCTAACGCTAGTTGAAGGGTTGCCTCTGTAGCGTTTAAAATTTGATCTGGTTTAAATCCTAACTTTGAAAAATTAAGCTGTAAATTTGCAACCTCTGAAGCTGTGAAACGAGTTGACGCGCCTAGGTCTTCAGCATTTTGTTGTAATTTTTTAAATTCAATACCGGTGGCCCCTGAAATGGCTTTTACCTTGGCCATCGCGTCCTCGAAACTTGTGAATACTGCTAAAGAAGTGGCTCCAAAAGCAACGATCGGAGCGGTAAGTCCAAGGGTTAAATTTTGACCCGCCGCCGTCATTTTTTTACCAAAAGATTTTAATTTCCGATTAACATTATCCATGCTTTTAGAAAATCCTTTAATATCAGCGCGAAATAGAACGTTTATCGAGGCTAAATTTTTGACCATTTTATTCTAGTGTTTTATTTTTTTTATCTATTTTTTTAAATAGTTCTAAAGCTTTTTTTTGTGAGTCTTTTTTATTTTGATCAGTTTGTTTATTTAATTTTTCTTTTGTATTAAAAAAATTATTTGAAAAATCTTCAAAGTTTAATTTTTTTGTATTTTTTCCGCTTGGGATACTATTGTAAACCATCCATGAAATTACCTTTGTTTGTAACCAGTTTTCGTCGGATACTCTTTTTATTTTTTTATAATATCCAATACTTATATTGTAGAATTGGGCAGGCGTTAAACTATAAAATTCATCTATTGACAAACCTATTTCGCCGCATGCCTGCGATTCCAATTCTTCCCAGCTAATTGGCTTTATTTTTTCACCTTTTGCCGCTTTTTGATGGCCGGCTTCGGCTTTCCCGCTGGTGATAATATACTAGAGATAGAACTCATATAAAGCTCGATAATCTCGGTTAAAGCATTTGGATTTTTTAAAATTTCGGTGGCAATGTCATCTTTATTAATGTCATTTTTTACCTGTGGATTTTTACATAAAATCGCACTGTAAACCATGTCACATAAAACGTCCATTTGTTCAAAACCAAAGGTCCCGTTTTTATGATCTAGGTTTTGAAATGCTTTACTAATTTTTTCACCCGTAGCCTCTAAAGTTCCAACTTTCCAAATTTGGCCCAGTACCCTGAAGGCACCGTAACCAAACTTTAAAAAGTAATCTATTCCGTTAATATTAATTAGCTGGTTATTCATAATATATTAACTTACAGTTCCTTCGGTTAGCACTCCAGTTCCTTGCAAGGACCAGCTACATGTCGGATCTTCATTTACCGAACTTGAAACCGTTAGGTTTGTAATTAAGGCCTGACCATAATAATACTCCTCGCCAGTTGTTGCCGGTGCAAATTCTACAGCTACTTCAGCCGCAGCGTTATATTTTGCGAATAGAGTTGCAAAAGTTGACGATGTTCCTGTAGTTTCTTCAACCGCAAGACCCGATCCACTCATTGACCAGCTTTTTTTACCAGCTCTAAACTCTGAACCGTTTGTATCTTTTGTTTCTCTCTCTTTTGTTTCTAAGTCCATGGAAAGCTCTGCTTCCATTTCATGATATACGTCGTTTGTATCTATTTTAATTCGACAAACTCCTTTGATTGTGTTAGGCATTTTTAATTTATTTTAAGGGTTAAATTTATTTTTATGTACGCTTTTTTATAGTCTTCTGTATAGTTTACGGTTGCGCTTAAACCGAAAATTTCTTTATAATTTGTCAGCTGAGTCTCTATAATATCAGCCTTTTGAGCCGCTTCTAAAATGTCATCGGCGTAAACTGTGACCTCACAATTAAACTCCATTAAAGCGTCTTTTGTGAATTTACTCTCTCTAGATACTGTATAAATAACAAAATCACCCGTCACCTTTGCACTAGCTACTAGCGGATAAATATTGGCTGCTGGTATTTGCGCATTTATTTCTGCGGTGTTGGTTAAAATGTTTTTTATAAAGACCAGGGCGTTGTACATTTTTTATTTATTAGATAATTGATTAATTTTTTTTTGTAATAATTCAATAGTTTTATTTTCTGCCTCTTGACTAATTAAAGCTTTAGTTTGATTATAGGCGCGATCCATAAAAGGATTTGGCGACTGATTAACGGTTCCATAGTGAACCATCGCACCATAGTAACCATTATATTTTGTGCCCGTTGTTCTGGGGCCAACGTATAAAATAGCGTTTGTTTTATCTTTTTTATCAATTCTAACGCCAATAGATTTTTTTAAATTACTGGTCCTTACTGGGGCTTGAATTCTGGCAGCTTTTACTATTGGTTTTGCGGCTATTCTTAAAATTTTAATCATTTCGCGCCTTTTAACCTTGTCGGATAAAAGTTTAATTTTTTCGTTAAGCTCTTTAAAACCTTCTATTTTAGTAATACTTTTACTCACGAACCGTGCATTTTAATAATAATTGTAAATTTTTGCCTATCTCTTGAACATAATAAACTCTAAATTCTTTACCATTATCTTTAATGATCATGTTTTCTCCATTGTTTTGTATATCGGTATTATATAAAATAGTATAAGTCCTTTTTATAATATGTATTATTTTACCTTCTACGTCTTCGGCCCCGCTTAAATCATGTAATTGGGCATAAAAAAAACCTTTACTAACCTGTGTATTAATGTCTTCATTTAAGGCGTTTTTTACAGTAGTAAACCCAATGATCTCAATTCTAGTGTTTCGAGTTCCGGCGTAGGCTCTTTTATTATTGTTTGTCATTTTATACAAAATATTTAAAAGGTCTTAAAAGATTTCGGCTCGATCTATTTATTTTAATTTCTCGATCACCTCTGAACTCGTAAAAATCTGTTAATATTAATTTAACGGCCTGTAAAATATTACCAGGTACATTAATTAAATCATATCCGACGGTCGCATCAATTTTAATAGCGTCTAAAGTTTCTTTTTTTAAGTTTGCTACTCTTAGGCTTTTTTTAATAATTAACTGCGATTTTGTAGAACCAAAATTGTAAACCTTATATTGATCTACGGGCGCAGTTGTATAAGTTGTATTTGCAGATTTTAAATATTTTAAGCTATCAATTTGACCAATTGGCCCGATCGGAAAATCAAAACGTTCGCTCCAGTCTTCAAGTCCAAAAACTATATTTCTTTTTAAAATTACAGTACCTAAATAAGATTCTGCCTCTGCTATTGCCGCATCTATAAACCCCTGTATTTCGGTATCTTCGTAGCTGTGCTCAATTCTAAGCTGTTTTTTTGCATCTGCCAAAGAGATTAAATTTACTCCGGCCGGCGGTGGTGTTAGTGTATAAGTTACATTCATATTATTTTATATGTTTTGCAAAGTTAGCCGCTACCATTTCATCGCCTTGTTTATTATCAATTTCGATAATGTCTCCAATATTTGCCGATAACCCAAACCTACCGGCTACAGATTGAAGTATTTCAATTTTTATAACCTTATTTTTTTTTATTTTACTACGTTTTGAGTTAGCGGTTGCCGTTTCTTTATTTTTTAAATTCATGGCAGTATTTTCTTTTTTTCTCATTTTTCTAATTTTAAAAAACCCCGCCCGTTAACTGGACGGGGTTAATATTAACTAATTTAAAACGCTGTAAATATTATGATAATGTCATCACTTTATTAATAGCGAAAGCTTTCTCATTTGTAACCGCTACATCGCTATAACCGTCAACTATTAATCTAACTTTACCAGAGGCAGCCGAAGAGTAAGGATCTACCATTATTGATAGATTGCCCCAATATCCAACAGTTAACTGTGACCAGTCACCAAAAATTAACGGGTGAGAGGCCCCAGCGTCTAAAGTTGGCGCTAGAGTCGATCCTAAGTATTTATAACCATTTAATTCGTTACCATCTGACAAAAACCTACCAGATCCAGCGTCCATTGTAGTAGTTTTTATTTTTCCGCGTAGTTTAGTGTCAGAAAAATATGCTCTAGCTATATTAGTTGCGTTTTGATCTTCAACTAAACTCTCTAAGTCAACAACCGTAGCAAATGAAGGCACTCCAGCGGTTGTATTTATATTAGTTGTAATAGCGCTATATAAACCAGTAGGGCTATCAGATCCAGATCCATTTATTGCCGCTGAAGTTATTGCGTTACCGTAAGCAATATTCATTAGGTTTATAATATGTGCCTCAATTGCAAAAGAAGTCTGTAAAAGTAATTTTTTAGAAATTTCAACTACTCCAGAACATCTTTTCGGCTTTAGAGTTGGACCAGCTACTCCAACATCACTAGCAGAAACGTCCGCAGTTTCACCAACGTAAGAAAATGTAAAAGTTCCAGTTGTAGGAAGTGGCACATCACCAACTAGGCCAGACAATACAGAAACCCCTAGATCTTGAATAGGTAAGACCGGCTGTAAAGGTTGAACTAATTGCGGAGTGCTTGGCACCATTGCGCCCCCTTTTGCTCCAGAGTCACCGTCTACAGTTTGCGCTCTTGAAAAGCGTGTCGGTAGTGCTATGCGAAGACCTTCGCCTACTTCCATGCCTTGAGATCTCATTTCTGCGATCGCTTCAGCGTTTACATCACCTTCAGCGCCAGTCAATTCTTTACCGCGAGACAAAGTATTTAAGGCCTTTAATAAAGAAAATCTTTTTTGTGGCTCCTGGTTGTTTTTTTGTGCTTGCGATGCTACTCCTGCGTCAATTGCTTTTCGTGCTTCGTTAGCTTCGATTTTAATTTCACGCTCGATTTTAGTATCTAAATTTCTAATTTCAGCCTCTAAAGTATCGAAGGTTTTTTCTTCAGTACTAGAAAAATCTCTTTTTTCTGTTTTTCTTAGTTCAACTAAGTCATTTAAAACCTCTAATTCTGAGGCTCTCTCTTGTTTTAATAAATCACTATTTTTCATTTTATTTAATTTAATTTAATTTAGGTTAGGTTTAATATTCTTTGACGCGCTTTTATAGCGTCAAACTCTTTTTTATTAACTGGTTTATTGTTTTCTATGTTTTCAAAGCTTCTTTTTGCTACGCTTGTATCTTGGTAGGCCGGAAAGGTCACCGGCGAAACATCAAAGAGGCGATCTATTTTTTTAATTTGTCTTAAATCGTTTTGGTTTTCGTTTTCAGATCTTACCCAGTTTTCGTCTTTTATTGAAAATGAAAAAGAGCTTTGCGATACGTCTCCACTTTCGATGGCATCCTGCAAATCTTTTGCATAAGAGCGATTAGGGGTTGAGTAGGAGTATTTTAAGCCCTTTTCATTTAATTCAAGCTTTAAAGTACCCTCACCATTTACAGATCGCGCTAATATTAACGTTGGATCGTGATTTATTAAAGCCCTAACATCATCATTTAAAACGTCATCAAAGGCGCCCGGCATGATTTCCTCGTCCATCCAACCTAGAGAGGTCCTTTGATTATACATTGCCGCGTAACCCTCAATTAAATGAGTTTTTAGTTCGCCTTCGTTACGTGTTTCGTATTTTACAGGCGACGAAATAAAACGTCTTTCAGCTCCATTTATACTATTTATATAGTCTTTATTTTTCATCTTTTAAGTTTTTTTCTAATTGTTCAGGTATCAATGTATTAACGGGCGTTAAATGACCGTCTAAACCTTCGACATCGTTTAACTCTTCTAATCTTCTAATTTCGTTGCGGCTCATTATGCCGCTAAAAATCATTTGATTATAATAAACCCCTTTTGCGCTGAGATCGCCACGTAATAAAATACTATCGTTGAAACGTGTATAATGATCCTTTTTTTCTATTGGAGTAAATAGTTTTCTGTCATATTCTTGCTGCCATTTTATAATATAAGGCTGTAGGCTGTCCAGAATATGATCGCTAGAGTCTTGGTATGCGCTTGCGTAGTTATTTGTTGAATAGTCTTTTAATTTTCGAGGCGAAATATTTAAAAATCTAGCGATATCTAAAACTGAAAATTTGCCCTGTTCAATTAGTTGGACCTCCTGCATGTTTAGAGTTATTGGCTTATAACTCATACCCTCATCTAACATGACAGTCTTTATTTTGCCCTTTGCCGTTAGTTTGCTATTTATTGCCGATTCAATATTTTGTTTAACGCCGTTTTTAATTTCTTTGTCAGTCTCAACAACACCAAAGCCAAGGCCTTTATTTTCAAAATTAGAGGCTGTAAAGCTTTGCGCGCTTTTTGCTATTCCTAAAGTTTCGGCTGCATAAGAAATAACGCTTTGACCCGTAATCCCGTTTGTAGAATATCCTAAAATATGGATCACATCCGAAGACTGTAAGACTCCGCTGTTTGTATAATACCATTGTTTACCGTCAATAACTTGAATGTCTCTAATATCGTCAGGGTGTATAAAAACTAAGGCAATTATTTTGCCAGTTGAAGGATTTCTAACAATTTGAGCAACCGCGTTTCCTCTATTTATAACAGCTTGCATCATAATAAAATGAAACATAAAAGCCGTCATTAAAGTATTTGGTTCTTTGTTTATTAAAAATTTTATTGAATGATCTACACCCTGGCGGGTGTTTCCTGTTTTTTTAAATACGCCCTTTGGTAATTTAGCGATATCGTTTGCGATTTGATTAACTCCGCAATAGTAGGCCGGAAGTGATAAGGCGTTTAAATTGTTTATCGAGGTTGCTGTAGAACTTGCAGTATAACCATTGAATAAACTAAAAATATTGCTTCGTTTTTCTGTATTGTTATTACTTGGAATTAAAACTTTTAAAGCGCGCGATAAACTACTCATAAATAACAATATATTTTATTATACTGCTAAATTGAAACTATTAAAAGTGTATTACTGTAAACATTGTTTTATATTATTATAATTTTTTTATATTTTCTTTAATCCATAAAAAACCCAAAATCAAAATAAATAAAATAAAAATAATTATTAAACCATAACGAACCCAATTCGATTTAATAAATTCAAAATCCATTAAAAAGGTCGCCCCAAAACAGATCGATAAAATAAATAAAAATTGTAAAATTATATAAAATGGTTTCATTATGATTTAATAGATTATTTAAAATAAAATTATTTTTTTTCTGGTGTTTCGGTTTTATTTTCAGAAAAATATTTAATTGCATTATTTATTACAGTTGCTTCGTCAAAATTATAAGCTCCTTTTGATTGGCCTAGTACTGCGGCCTGGATTAAAGTTGATAATGCCTGATTTGTTTGTTCTTGGTTTTCGGTGTTTTCGGTGTTTAACTTGTCTTTCATTTGTTTTAAATTTAAAATTAATTATTGTTTATTTTATTATAATAATTTTACAGCTAATAATAATAGTGTAGGTATAAAAGTGAATAATACATCTATAAAATTTGGTTTACTAAATTGCATTTTTGCGTCTAATATTTCTTTTGCTATTGATAAAAATATCATAAATCCTAAAGCTTGCATAGTTGTAGTATTTATTACAATTGGTGTTGCTATTATACTACCATAAAAAAAATGTAGCAATTTATCTTTTGGGATTAATGCCATTTTTGATAATAAATTTTTAAATATTTGTTTCATATATATTATAGTTTTTATTTATTTATTTTTTAGGTATTTTTTAGCATCCCTATACATACACTGTCTAAAGCTATTATAATTGCTATATTTTGTAGTTTTAAATATTTCTAAAAAAATACTGTTTAAATATTCAAAACATTTTCGCCTAGATTCAAAAAAAGGTAAAAATTCAAAATAAGTCTTAAAAAAACTACTAGAGTCTCTGAGATTAATAGCAATTTTTATTTTTTGCTTGTCTGTCAATTGTTTTAATGGTAACATATTTTTTAGGCGTAAAATTCGGCGTCGTCAGAGTTATAAACACTTTGATTGTTTTTTTGAGCTTTGTTTAAAACTCCGGCCTCTGCCATGACTGAGGCGATTAAAGGATCAATTCTTTTTGTAGAGTGTTTTTTTGATAGCCTAATATTTTCGTTAGTATCAATATAAACACCGCATCCAGTTAGGCACCATCTTAAAATAGGGTTTCCGCCATGCCTAAGTTTTCCAGATAATGCTAATTTTTCGAATTCTTTAGTCGGATAAGAATAATACATAATCGTTTGAGCAAATTGGACCATAGTAACGCCTTGTTCTTCTAAATTTGTCACTAATTGCGTGCTGTTCATGCGATCATATAAAATACCCTCACAATTTAAAGCTGTAAAGTATTTTTTTATATAATCTTCTAAAATATTATAGTCAACAACGTTTCCCTGCGTGGCTTTTAAAATTGGCGCTTTTTGATTTAAATGTTTAAAATCATTTTTTAAATTTTCTGGTATGTCTATAAAATTTGATTGTTTTAATTCCGACCAGTGCCTATATGGTACTCTGTCCTGTTTACTTCTAATATCAATGGTTTGTTTTGGACAAAAAGCAAACACTATTAAATCCTGAAAACCCTCAGGATCTGGATTACTTAAAAAAGCTAAAGCCGTTAAATCCGTCGTTGTGCTTAAATCCAAACCGCCAGCGCATCCAAATTTTTTAAAATTTTCTATTTTTACCAAATCGCTGTTTTGCATCCAGATTTCGTCTGTTATCCAAACATCGGGCGCGTCAACCCAAAGATTTAAATGCTTTGTTTTAAAATTATTTTGTTTTGAGGCCTGTAGTATCGATTTATTAAATTCGTCTTTTAATCTCTCGATCATTAAACCCTGATTTAATAAAGGGTTTGCCTTAATCCACATTTTAGAATTTTGCCAGTCATCGCTTTGGTCCATTTCATGAATCATGATCCAAAGACTATTGTTTTCCTCTTTAGTTCCTTTTAAAACGTCTTTACAAATATTTTCATAATTATAGCATGCCGATTTTATATTATTGCCGGCCGTAGTGATATGATATATTAAAGCCTGTGATCTTTGAACGCTAGAGCTTTCCAGATTTTCTTTTACGCTGTCGTCTTTATGGGCGTGATATTCGTCTATTATAGAGAAATGCGAGTTTATTCCGTCCTGGGTTTTACTATCACCCCCTAGAGGCATCATTTTCGAGCTGTTAGGATTAAATCTAATTTCTTTTAATCTAGTTGAAAACCCTAGTATTTTTAATAAAGGGTTAGCGATTGGGCTTTCAATAAATTGCTTTGCCTGGTTCCAGCAAATTTTTGCCTGGTCCTCTTTTGTAGCTCCGACGTATATCTCAGCTTCAAACTCGTTATCGTCGGCCATAATATACAAAGACGCGGCGGCCATTTCTGCGGATTTTCCGTTCTTTTTAGCTCTTTTGTCGTAAACGGTTTTAATGCGCCTTAAATTTGTTGTTTTGTTTTTCCAGGCAAAAATATTATACCATGTGAATTTTTGAAATAGCGCCAATTCAAAAGGAGTGCCGGCCTTTGTGCCTTTTGTATGGTTTATAAAATTAGGAAAAAAATTAATAATTCTAATACCTGCATTATGATCTAAATAAAAGCCTTGTTTTTCAGCATTTTTAATCCAATTATAAAAACGATTAACCGCTAATTTTATAAATTCGCCCGCTACTATTTCACCCGATTTAACTCTCTGGGCGTAAATAAAAGGATCGCTGTTTTTCATTTCTTTAGATGGCTCCATTATTTAAATTGATTTTTTTCCTAAAAGCTTATCTAATAAATTGGTTTGATTTGGGTCCTGTGAAATATCTAGCTCTTTTTCGCTTTTTGGATCCAAGCCAAAACGTCTAAGACAAATAAAAATCTGTTTTTCAGCTTGTTGTTTTAAAGTTACTTCAGCGCTTATATTTTTAGCTCCAGTTGAAAAGGTTTGTATAAATCCAGATCCTATCTTTTTTTTATTTTCTTTATTTATTGCTGTAATTGCGTATTGAAACTGTGAAAATTCAACCGCTAAAATTTCTAGTGTTAGTAAATGTTTTTCTTTTAAGATTTGGCTAGATATTAAAATTTGGCCAATTCTTAAAAAATTTGATTTTGCATTTTTATCAAAATATTCTGGTGCCTTTGGTAACTTTTTAATTAAACCATTTGACGGTCCGCTATGTATTATTTTCATTATATATTTA